CCAAGATATTCTGAAATTTCTCTGACAATTGGTACGGTTACAAACTTCGTTGATACTGAAATTGAATTATACAAGACAATTATTACAACACCTTCCGAAATTACAAATGAAACTAGGGATCCTGGCATTGAAATTCCATCTATAGTATATGGAACTAGAAATATTCCAATTCCATATTCAATTAGTATGGAACCATCAGCATTCTTCACAGGTGAAACTTCAACAACACATGCTGAAGTGTCTCAGATTGTATATAATAAATACCAAATTAGAACTGTATACACAAGACTTCTTATCACTCCAGATCCAGAAATTACAAATACATTTGTAGTGGGTGAGCAAATTACCACACTATCAAGTGACACTGCTGTTGTTTATCAAACAGATGGTATTAGTTATGTTGATGTTGTTTCAATTACTGGATCTTTTGGTCTTGCTGAAGAAATTACAGGTGATACTTCTGGTGCAGTTGCAACTATTACAAGCATTCAAAATAGAATGATGTTAAAGTCTATTATGGGTGAATTTGCCACTGGTGAATATATTTACTCAGAAGATACTTCAGCACAAGCACAAATTACACAGTGGAATTATAATGTCGGTGCAATTCAAGATAACACTGGAGGTAAGTTAACATTAGATACAGAAACTGTTATTGGATCATTCCAAAGAAGTGAAGTTATATATTCATCAGAATCTGAGTACATCCTTCAGTGCTTTAATGGACAAGGATTTAGAACACCACTTATCGGTGAATATATTAAAGGATCAACTATTACTCAAATACAAGTCAATACTTCTGCTATCGTTCTTGCTGGTGGATTAAATGATAATTTTGAGCAAGGGGATAGATTGGATGTTATTATCAACAACCTACCAACTGGTCAGTATGCAACTATTATTTCATATGATGATCAAACTGGAATAATGTATGTTGGTAATAAAACATCACAATTTGATCTATTTGCTTTGGGTGGTAGTAGCACTATTGGTGTTTACCAACTAGGCACACTACAACCTAAAATCTTTACACAAGCACTAACAGTAACCACTACAACATCATCACCATCTGGTAGGATTACTAGAATTGATCAATCTGGTGATTCATATAGAATTTGGTTAACTGAGGTGGAGGGTACGTTCCTACAAAATCAACAAATTCTTGCATCTGAAGGATTTAAATTAATTACGTTATCTGTAGGTTCTGTCGTTGCTCGTGCTAATAGATATTCCAGAGGTTTTGATGGAGTTCTACAAAACTTCAAATTAACATATGCTGGGGCAAATTACTTCCCAGATCCAGAAGGTCATCTACTTGTATTTGTTAATGGTATTTTACAACCACCTGGTGCAGATTATGCATATACTGTATTTGCTGACAATATCCAATTTACTGAAGCACCTGTAGCAGGATCAACTTTCCATGCATATTATATTGGTAAACTAAGATTACTTGATGATATCTCATTCGATTTTGATTCACTTAGAAGTTCCTTTAACTTAAAGTTATCTGGTTCATTCTACTCACTAACAATCACCCAAGGTGTACAATCAAGCATAATTCTCCCAGAAAATAATATTATTGTTGCAGTTAATGGGGTTCTACAAGAACCTGGTGTTGGATTTAACTTAGTTGGTTCAAGAATAACATTCTCAGAAATTCCAAGGGCAGGATCATCATTTATCGCATTCTCATATGTTGGATCGGATGCTGACGTTATCTCAGCAACGGTAGTTCCACCTATTGAGATTGGAGATGAACTCTTTATTGATGGTGAAGAATATAACCGCTCTGTTGCTGTGATTGAATCCTCAAATTCATTGGTAACTTATGAATATTCTGGATCAGTCAAGGGAAGAAATGGATCTGCTGTTGCTGAATTGAGATCAGGAATTCTAACTGCTTCTTCAATTACTTCACCTGGATCTGGATATACATCAAGACCATCTGTTGACGTTTTATCAGCATCTGGTTTTGATGGACAAATTCTTGCAAGAATTGGTGTATATCGAGTTGATATTTCCAATCCTGGATCTGGATATGTATATCCTTCTGTTACAGTTGATAATGTAGTACCTGATCTACCAACAGGATTTAGTCCACAACTTGATAGTGATCAAGCAAAAGTAGACAATACCCAAGTTACTTGGGATCAAACATAAATACTAAAGGAAAGAGAATAACCGTCATGGCAAAGCAGTCTTTAAATGTTGGTACAACACCAAATGATGGAACAGGTGATACATTAAGATTTGGAGCATCGAAATTAAATTCGATGGTTGATGAGTTATATGCGGCATTAGGTAATGGTTCCTCTCTCCAGGTTAGTATTGATGATGTTACTGCTGGTAAATTTTTAAGATCAAATGGACAGAATTATGTCCCATCTGTAATTGATTATAATGAACTTACTAATTTACCAGCAATTCCATCAGCACAAGTACCTTCAGACTGGAATGCATCATCAGGTGTTGCACGTATTCTTAATAAACCAGGTTTAGCAAGTGTAGCAACATCAGGAAATTCTTTGGATCTGAATTGGGCAGTATATAACGATATACCAAACCTACCATCAGCAAGTACCAAAAATGGTATGATAGCCAGAGTTGCTTCCACTGGAAGATTATATTATTCTGACAGTAATGCTTGGAAAAGAATTGCAGATTATGATGAACTTGCTGGACAATTAGTTGGATTATCATCCAGAACTACAGTTTCGGCAACGACAACTGTACTTGGTGATAGTGGATCTGGTTATATTGAATTGACGGGATTTAAATCTTATGCATTGTTGAAGATCCAAACAAATATTGCTGCTTGGGTTACAGTATATACAGATTCATCAAGTAGAGCATCAGATTTCACAAGACCCGAAGATCAAGATCCATTAAACGGGGCTGGGATTGTTGCTGAAGTGATTACATCAGGTCCGCAGACACAGATTATTACACCTGCAGTATATGGTTGGAATAATGATTCCACACCAGGATCTAACATCTATATGAAGGTTGTAAATAAATCTGGTTCATCTAATACAGTTACAGTATCTCTAACTCTTCTACAACTAGAGGCATGATGCAAGAATATATCGTAACACTACACAAATACGAAGATTTAGATAATTTCTATGAAGATATGGAAACACCTGGTGGTACTTTGACCATTCCAGGTAGAAAAGTAGATTGTATGTTTAGGAGAGATATATCAAGAAATACTCATTACTTGCTTGATGAACTAGAAGCAGAACAAATAAGACAAGATGATAGAGTGTTAGCAGTTGAATTATTACCATCCCAACTTGGGATTGAAGTAACACCATTTTATACCCAATCTTCTACATTTGAAAAAGCAAATCCATTCACAGCATCACATAAGCAATGGGGATTACTTCGTTGTGTTGAGGGATCTCAACGAAGTGGATGGGGAACAGATTCCACACCAGCACAGTCTGGTACTATCAAAACAACAAACAGTGGTAGGAATGTTGATGTAGTAATTGTTGATGCTCATATAAATCCAAATCATCCAGAATTTGCTGTCAATTCAGATGGTACTGGTGGTTCAAGAGTCCAACAAATTGATTGGTTTGAGTATGGGCAATATGCGGGATATTCTTATACCAGTGCCTATGATTATAGTGACATTTCAAGTAATCATGGAACTCATGTTGCTGGAACTGTTGCAGGTAATACTCAAGGATGGGCAAGAAATTCTAATATTTACAATATGGAATTTAGCTACCAAGGTACTGGGGCACCAGGGGCAAGTTGGGAACTATATATTTTTGATTATTTAAGAGCATGGCATAAGAATAAACCAATCAATCCAGTCACAAAAAGAAGAAATCCAACAGTAACAAATCATAGTTGGGGATATTCATACAATGATATTAACTTATCAGCGGTAACTTCAGTTACATATAGAAATGTAACAACTTCATTGACTGGTCTTGCTACATCAACTATTGTTGCATTATTAGAATCTAATGGTGTTCCAGTCCCTGCCAGTGGTCAACCAACACCTTTGCTGTATAAAATCCCCGCAAGGTATGCTGCGGTTGATGCTGACATTCAAGATGCAATTGCTGATGGTGTGATTGTAGTTTCGTCTGCTGGGAATTCATATTGGAATTGCACAACTAGCAGTACTTTAGATTGGACGAATAGAATTAATACAAACACATATGGTATTCTTTATCATTCTCAGGGGTCAACACCAGCGGCTGCCGATGGGGTAATCTGTGTAGGTTCTATAGGAACAAATGTAATTGAATCTAAATCAACATTTAGTAATTGGGGTAATAGAATTGATATTTGGGCACCAGGTAGTAATATAATTTCTGCGGTGTATGATTCAACTGCTGCGAGTGAATTTGGTATTACTTTGGCAAATGACCCGAGAAATTCTAGTTTTAAATTAGGATCAATATCTGGAACAAGTATGTCATCACCACAAGTTGCTGGTATATTAGCATGTACTATGCAAGATAATCAGGGAATGAGGCAATCTGATGCTAAAAATTATATCATCAATAACTCAAAACAAAATCAGATAGGTGAATTTCCAAATTCATCTGCACCACCATCACAGTCACCATATAGATCATTGGGTGATTCATATAATAGATATCTTTTCTATAATCCAACTCGTAAATTTACGGGTGAAGTTTATCCAAGGAAAAATGAAAGTGTTCGTGGAACTCAGGGTCAAGCGTACCCTAGGGTACGTATAAAGAGTCATAAATAAGTAGAAGAAGGTGTAGTTACATGGCAATAGTACCTGGTTCTGGTGCAGTAATCAAACCAATTTTCAATAACTTACTAGGTGTTGATAGTGTAGTTATTGAAAATGGTGGGTCTGGGTATGATCCAGAAAGACCACCATTGTTACGAATTACTAATGCAGGAAGTCCAACAGAGGAAGCAAAACTTCAACCAGCCATTAAAGATGGACGGATTGTTAGAGTTGATGTTATAAATCCTGGATATGGATATGATCCACTTCGTATTCAAATTGATGGAGTAAATCCTACATCTTTAGGTGAAGGACAACCATTTGGAGCACAAGGTAAGGTATTTATTGAAAAGGATTCCGAGGGGAATGATACAGGGGAAATTGAATATATTCAATTAACATCCCAAGGTGATTCTTATTTTGGAGAAACCACAGCATTAATTAGAGGAGGTGGAGGTGAAGGTGCGTTAGCAGTTCCTATTACTGGATTTGTAACTGGTTTATCAATTATTAATGAAGGTAGAGAATATCAACCAAACAACACTGTAGTTAGTATTTCTGGTGGTGGTGGGAATGGTGCCAAAGGTGTGGTTGATGTAGATCCTTTTGGTATTATTGAAAATATCAGAATTGAAAATCCAGGTGAATTTTATGAAACAGATCCATTGGTTTTAATTTCAGGTGGTGGAGGAGCTGGTGCTAAGGCAGTTGCAAAAACAAATCTAGGTGAATTAGATTCTATTGAAGTGTTAGATAGGGGTGGTAAATACACATCTGCACCTGAAATTATATTTGCAAGGAAAACAAAACTAGTAAGAAAGATTAGAAATAGACAATCATATTCATCAAAATATAGAGCACTTAGCGGTTTAATTAAGGATGCAGAACCATCTGATTCTGTAATTTTTACTCAAAGTACTGATGCATATCCTGGGTCTGGATCTATTTTCCTAAACAAAGAGATTATCAGTTATACAGGTAGAACTTCAAATAGTTTTACTGGATGTAACCGTGGCATCAACTTTAGATATGACCAAAAGATTGTTCTAGATGTTGGTGCAGATGATGCATTTGGAATTTCTAGATATCAATTTGAAGTATCCGATAGGATTAATAGAGTTTCGGCAAATTTATCAAATAAAATTGCCAAGGTATATGATTGGAACCCTGAAACAAAATCATTATACATTATATTTGTAGTTGATGAATTAGCATTTATTGATGCTGGAAGATCCAATGAAAAAAGTAATGTAATTGCTTTCAGTGGAGGTATTTCTGGATCAGCAGTTACCTCTCCACACGTAATCGTAGATCCATCTCCAGGTAAAACAATCGTAGCATTGCGTGAAAATATTACTATACTTCAAGATATATCTTTTCAAGATATATACTTAGGACTTGTGACTCCAACATCTGAAATATTTCCAGGTGGAGATGGATTTCCAGACTTATATAATACTGACACTGCATATGAAGATGAAGTCAGTTTAGATGGTGGTCTTTCTAGTTCTTTATATGGTATTGAAGAAAATACAGGTGGTACGAATACCACGTTATTCCAAGTTGGTGAAGTCATTAGAGATTCAACTTCACCTCCACTGGAAGCATCGGTTGTTGAGGTTACTGGATTGACAGATGGTGAAAGACACATTTCTCAAATTAAACTGAAAGTTAAACCAAATAATCCTAATACATTTACAATTGGTGGAACTGCAATTGGTCAAACAAATGATATTCAAACTACAATTGTTTTCTACCGTCAACTAACTAATGGATCTTGGATTACAACTGGTGAGATGGAAACTGATAGTAGATATATCACACTTCAATCTACAATTGATCTCGAACCTGGAATGATAGTAGCTGGAGATGTTGTACCTACAGGAACAACAATTAGTAGAGTATTAACTTCTACGGTAGTTGAAGTTACAAATCCAATAAATGCTATTATTGGTCCAAGAACAAGACCAATAGTTATTAATATTGAAAAAGAACCAGATGAGGTAGAAACTGATCCAACATATTTGGAATTGAAGTACTACTTATATGTTAAATCTCCTGTATTTCCAGATCCAGTTATTGAGTATGAATATCAGTTCAATGAAATTATTACTGGAACTGGTGGGGGAAATGCAACTATTAAGAGTGTGGAGTATTTCTCCCTAGTGAAAGATGAGACTGAGTGATATAAATAACTAAGGAAAACAGAGTATCAAGATGGCATTACTTACTGACCAATTTAGGGTGTTTGCTGCGAAGAGATTTATCAAAACTCTTGAGGGTCCAGATAAAACTGCTTCGGATATTGCATCTGGGACTAACAGAGATCGTCTGTATGTCTTTATTGGTAGACCCCAAGAGTGGGATAATGAGAATGTCCCACCTGATCCTGTAGACTCGTTTCAACAATTTAGTGACGTGTATGATGATTTAATCTCATTGAAGAGAGTATTGGCAAACGATACTATTCAAGTTGTTAGACGTATCGATTGGATTCCACCAGAAAAGACAACTGGTGGATTAGGATATACGTATGATATGTATCGTCATGATTATTCTTCTATTAAAACAGCGTCATCTGGTGCTACTAAATTATATGATGCTGACTTTTATGTGGTGAATTCGCAATATCAAGTATATAAGTGTATTTTTAATGGTACTTCACCATCTGACCCCAATGGTAAACCATCAACAGTAGAACCTACTGGTACATCAACTTCAATTATCACAACTACTGATGGGTACAGATGGAAATATATGTACACTATTCCAGTTGGGTCTGTTCTTAAATTCTTTTCAAATGAATACATGCCAGTTCTCAGTGACATTGCTGTTCAAGCTGAGTCTGCAACTGGTGAAATTGATACTGTGGTAATTGCCTCTGCGGGTGCTGGTTATAATAATGGAACTTACGAGAACGTACCAATTAAAGGAAATGGATCAGGTGGACGTGTTTCTATTGTTGTTGATGGTGGTAAAATTGTATCAGCAACTGTAACATCTGGTGGATCGAATTATTCATTCGGTCAAATTGTTGTAGATGAAATCAATGGTATTGGTGCTGGAACAGGTTCTGGTGCACTACTTGAGGTTGTTATCCCACCCAGAGGTGGTCATGGTTCTGACTCATCTTTTGAACTTGGTGGATATCGTGTGATGATTAATACTAAATTCTCATATGCTGAAGGATCTGGAGACTTCCCAACAGATAATGATTATCGTCGCATTGGACTAGTAATTAATCCAAATAGATTTGGAACTTCAGAATTAGCATCCGAACTAACACTATCTGGAACATTTGCCGTTATTTTTCCCCCATCATTCACGGGATCATACCAAACTGATGAGATTATTTCACAGACAAGGACAATTGGTGGTCAGCAAATCACGGCTAGAGGTAGAGTAATTTCTTGGAATTCAACTACTAAAGTTTTAAAATATTATCAAAATAGAATTGATGGTATTTTCCCAGAGATTACTGGAGCACTTGCATTATTTGATGGTGGTAATCCTATTATTGGAACATCATCTGGTGCTACTGCAGAACCAGATGTTAACTTCCCCATCATCCCAAATAGTTCATCAAGAACTATTAATAACACAGAGTATGATTTAGGTATGAAGTTCACAAATGGATATGCAAAACCAGAAATTGAAAAGAACTCTGGAGATGTAATCTATATAGATAATAGAAGGTCAATTTCCCGAGCGGGAGACCAGATCGAAGATATTAAAGTTGTAATCGAATTCTAGGTACTAAATCCGATGCCCCAGAATACTAATCTAAACATTTCACCATATTATGATGATTTTGATAAGCAGAATAATTTCTACAAGGTTCTCTTCCGTCCTGGATTCCCAGTACAGGCAAGGGAACTAACTACCATGCAATCAATCCTACAGAACCAGGTGGAGTCTGTAGGTACACACCTCTTTAAAGAGGGTGCAATGGTTATTCCTGGGCAAATTGGATATGATACCAACGCTCAGGCAGTAATTCTTCAAACTAACTTCTTAGGAACTTCAATTGAGAATTATCGTGAGAAATTAGTTGGAACTATTATTACAGGTCTTACTACGGGTGTAAAGGCAAAGGTAATTTATACCCTGGCTGGAGACGAGTCGGAAAAAGGTTACGTTACACTATATGTGAAGTATGTTGAGGCAGGTGGTGATGAGAGTGATGTTAGAACTTTTATCAATAATGAGCAATTAATTTGTGATGCTGAAATTACATTCGGTACAAATTTAATTGAAGTTGGCACACCATTTGCACAATTACTACCAACTGGGGCAATCGCTGTTGGTTCCACGGCAGCAATTAATGCTGGAGTTTATTTCATTAGAGGATATTTTGTAGATGTTCTTTCTCAAACAATTATTCTAGATCAATACACAAATTATCCATCATATCGTGTTGGTCTTGAAGTATCAGAGTCTATTATTACTCCTGAGGATGATGAAAAGTTAAATGATAATGCTACTGGTACTTCAAACTATGCAGCACCAGGTGCTCATAGATTTAGAATTAAAGCAACTCTAGTTAAGAAAGTAATTGATGATGATACTGACAAGAATTTTATCGAACTACTTCGTCTAAACAACTCCAAAGTTGAGAAGTTTGTCGAAAGAACTCAGTATTCAGAATTGGAGAAGATGTTAGCCGTCAGAACTTATGACGAGTCTGGCAATTATACAGTCAAAGATTTTGACATCAGAATGCGTGAATCATTAGATGATGGTTTAAACAATGGTGTATATGGAGTAGGTACTAGAACTCAGCAAGGTAATGTACCTGCAGATACAAAGTATGCCGTTGAAATTGGTCCAGGAAAGGCATATGTAAAAGGTTATGAGGTAGAGACTCTAGCACCTCAATATATTGATTTAGATAAACCAAGAGATACTAAAGCACTACAGAATAGTATTATCCCATTTGACATGGGTAATTATCTTTTAGTCGATAATGTTTGGGGAGCTCCAATCATTAATGGAAATGGTATCACAGATAATTATCAGAAACTCGAATTAAGAGATCTTAGGGGTTCAAATGGCACTGCCGCTGGTAACCTTATTGGATACGCTAGAACTGCAATATTCGAGTATGATAATGGAACTGATGTGACTGCATCAACAACAACATACAAGGCTTATGCCTTTGATATACAATTGTTGTCTTTATTTAAACTATCAAATAGTGTCACTCTGGTTCAGGGGCAAGTTATTAGAGGAAGAACATCAAAAGCAAAAGCATATATTGAATCTGATCAAACTGGATCATTGATTAAAGTTTATCAAGTATATGGTAAATTTATTGATGGTGAGATTTTAGTCAAAGATGGAATTGAGTTGGGATCACTAACTTCACAATTTAGTTACGACTTATCTGACACAAAAGCAATTTTGGGTAGAAATACTTCAAATGTAGTCACATTCCAAGCAACTACAGTTTTAGATGCTAAAGCAATTTTAAGTGGTACAAATTTTGTAGTTTCTGACACAACAGTAACTGGTACTTTAACTAACTTCACTAGGGATTTAAGACCTGGTGATATGATTTATTTCTCATCATCACAGTATGCTCAAGTTAAGAAAATTGATACTACCACTTCAAATATTTTAAATAAACTCACTAGTGCAACATCACTTACTTTAGAGTCTGGTGGTGCAATTCCAAATGGTACTTATCCAACACTATACAGGTTAAGACCTCAATTGAAAGATAAGCAATATGCAGACCTCCTAATTGAAATGCCTAAGAGCTCAATTAGAAGTGTTTCCGACGAATCGGTTTCAGTTGCAAGATCTTTTGATAATATTACTGTCACTGGATCTAATAATTTTACAATCACATTACCATCGGACGAGCAATTCCTTGCATATGATAAAGATCACTATACATTAGTGTCTCTTGCACCTACACAAGGAATTATCATTGATATTGCAGGTAAAATTAGCTTTAATACTTCAGGTACACCAAGAACATCACTAACAGTAAGTAATCTTACTGGATATACTTCTGTTCGTTTAATTGCTTCGGTTTCCAAGAACCAAGTTGAGAAGAGAATTAAAACAGCAAACAAAATGAATGTAATGAAGTTAGAAAGAACCAGCATCATTGGTGATATTACTAAATTTGGTTTATCCTACGGTTCAATTTATGGAACACGAATTGAAGATGAAGAAATTTCGATGGGTTGTTCGGATGTATATCACTTACATGCAGTATATGAATCAACAAATGATGGATTGCCAGTAATACCTAAAATCTTAATGCAGGACGCTGCTTTCTTTAAGAAAGGTACATTAATCCAAGGTAAAACATCTGGTGCGAAAGCAATGGTTGTTAATTTCTCGGGTGTTACTCTATTTTGTGATTTTGTATATAAGAATAACAATCGATTTGTTCCAGGTGAGACCGTAATTGGAACTAATACTAATGATCAAATTATAGAAGCACTTATTGACGACAATGATGGATCTGTAAATAATGGAAGCAAAGAAATTACAGATGGTTTCTACTTAGATGCAAACCAAAATGGATACTACTATGATATTTCTAAACTAATTAGGAAATCAAATTCTGGTGCACCACTTAGAAAGATTTTAATTGTTTTCGATAGATTTACTCACGAATCATCTGGAGACTATTTTAATGGTTCTTCATATATTGGTGTTGATTATGAGGAAATTCCCTCTCTTGGTAATGGTAGAGAGATTAAGCAACTGCGTGATGTGCTTGACTTTAGACCATCAGTAACCCCAGTTCTCAGTGGTAGTGGTTCACCATCTGATCCATACTTTGTCAATTGTGCATCTCTAGACTTTAAAGATAGAAGTTTCATCTCAGGTGGAGCTTCAAATAATGCAACAGTTACAGATATCCCCAAACCAGAATCAGATTTTAGATGCGACTATGATTTCTATCTTCCACGTATTGATAAAATATTCTTAACTGATCAAAGAACGTTCCAAGTTATTAAGGGTAAATCATCAGAATCACCAACGGCACCTGATGATTTACAGAACTCTATGATTCTTGGTACACTAACACATGAGGCATATGGTTATAATCCACAAGATGTAATCATCAAACGTGAAAACAATCGACGTTTCACGATGAGAGATATTGGTGTTATTGAAAAACGTTTAGACCGTGTTGAGTATTATACATCACTAAACTTACTTGAAATGGAGACAAATACCCTTTCAATTAAGGATGCTGACGGATTTGACAAGTTTAAGAACGGATTCATGGTTGATGATTTCACCTCACTAACTGCTGCTGGCACTAATCATCCAGATTATGAATGTTCCATGGACTTTACCGCTGGTTTCTTACGTCCAGCACACTATACAACTAATGTTCCACTGGAAATAAATACAACAGCATCAACAAATATTGTTAAGAGTATCAATAATGCAATTATTACTCTTCCATATGAAAGCACTAGATTTATTCATCAACCATATGCGTCTAGAGTTGAAAATGTTAACCCATTCAACGTATTTGCATTTATTGGTCGTGTAGACTTATTACCATCTTCGGATGATTGGATTGATACTCAGCGTGCTCCTCAAAGAATTGTAAACGTAGAAGGTGATTTTGATGCTACCGTTGAAAGATTAGGTGCAGACCAAAGTGGTTTTGCTCCCGTTCAATGGGGATCATGGCAAACTACATGGAGTGGTGTAACCTCAGTATCATCTGGTGGTAGTTGGTTTGAAGGTTGCTTCTGTTTTGGTGCTCCACGTAGAATTCTACAGGGTACTAATGTCACAACTACAACAAACCAAACAAGACAGGGGGTAAGAACTCAGGTAGTTCCTCGTATTGATCGTCAAAGTTTAGGTGATAATGTAATTGCACGTGCAAGTATTCCATGGATTAGATCTAGAAATATTGAATTTAAGATTCAAAGATTAAAACCAAAAACAAGAATGTATCCATTCTTTGATACTTCTGGTGTTTCAGTATACTGCACTCCTAAGATTATCGAAGTTATTAAAAATTCCACAGAAGATGCAAGAACTAATAATATTCCATTCCAAGTTGGTGAAACTATAATTGGTAGGTTGTCAGGTGCCCGCATAAAATCCATGGCACCTAACGACGGATTTGCATTTAGTCCATACGATTCTTCATTGTTACCTGGAGCATATGCATCCACAACTGGAGTTATTAACATTGATACTACATTAATGGCAACTCAGGTGAATGGACAATTCTATGGAAACCCAATTCAGGGTGAAATTTTAATTGGTCAGACATCAGGTGCAAGAGCAGTAGTTAAAGAAAAGAGACTAATCTCAGATCAAAGTGGAAACTTAACTGGTATCTTCTTCATCCCAACACCATCTATTGATGCAAATCCACGATGGGGAACTGGAAGAAGAATATTTAGATTTACTTCAAGTTCAAATGATTCTAGAATTGCAGGTGATGTTGATTCTGCTGCAGAAGCTACATACGAAGCAGCAGGAATATTAGAAACTCAACAGGAAACAATCCTAGCAGTAAGAAATGCCGATATTGTTCGTGACACGGTAACACAAAACCAGACATTACAAAGCACAAGAACAGAAGTTAGACAAGTCGGATGGTGGGACCCTCTTGCACAATCATTCCTAGTTGACTCTAGGGGTGGAGCATTCATCACTAAAGTTGATGTATACTTCAAAACAAGAGATGAAAAGATTCCTATCAACTGCCAAGTTCGTACTATGCAGAATGGATATCCAACTACCAAAATTTTACCATTCTCCGATGTAACTATCCAACCAAAGGATGTTCAATTATCTGATAATGGTTCAATCCCAACCACGTTCGTATTCCCAGCACCTGTATATTTACAGGAATCTCAAGAATATGCATTTGTGTTATTTACCGATTCAAATGAATACAAGGTTTGGATCTCAAGAATGGGTGAAAACGATATTTCAAATGATAGAACTATTTCTGAACAACCATATGCAGGTGTTCTATTTAAGTCACAAAACGCAACTACATGGACTGCTGATCAATATGAAGATTTAAAATTCAGCATGTACAAGGCAGTATTCCAAACAAACACTGCAGGTAGAGTTGTATTTAATAATGCCGAATTGGGTATTGGTAATGGACAAATTCATAATCTTGTTTCAAATCCAATTACAACAACAAAACCACAATTGAAGATTAGTTTAAATACGGAATCAATTTCGTATACGGTTGGTGCAGAAATTAGTATGACCGACCAATCACCAGCACCTTCTGCAATTATCAGAGAAGTTGTTCAAGGCACTGGTGGAAATAATGGATACATTATCGTTGATGATATTGAAGGTACATTTAGGGCTGGTGTTACTGGAGGAACCCTGGCAGTTTATCGTATTGTTTCTAGTAGATCTTTAGTAAATCTTACACTAAATGCTGGAGTTACTGGTACATTTACCCTTGGTCAAAGAATTGTAAGTAGCAGTGGGGCAAGTGCTGTAGTTACTGCTTGGAATTCTTCAACTAGAGTTATTAGTGCAAAGTCAGTAACTGGAAATTTTGCAGATGGTGATACAATCACCATGACTGTGAGTGGATCAGTTGTTGGATCTGGTGTTGTTTCTACTAGTGGAGTTGCTCTAAGTGGAGATGATATTAATAAGTATGCTATAGTAAATCCGTCTTATTATAATGTTTCTAATAAGATTAGAATTCAGCATCAAAATCATGGTATGCACGATCCAGCAAACTCTGTTATCATCAGTGGAGTAGTTTCTGAAGTTGCAGATACTACTATTGATTCTGCATTCCATACAAATGGAATTACAACTGCAGATGCAGTTGGATCTGACTTTGAACTTCATGTAAATGATGCAGCAGCATTCCATCTAGTAATTAATGGATTACCAATTGATGTAGCAAATCCAGGGTACATTAAGATCGGTAGTGAAATTATTAAGTATATCGACATCAGTGATGATGGCAAAATCATCACTATTCCATCTGGAGGACGTGCATCTGGCAATACTACACTTCAAAATCATGATACTGATCAGTATGTTGAGTGCTATAACTTAGATGGTATCCCATTAACAGAGATCAATACTATCCATTCAGGTATCACTAACCCAACACTTGATACTTATGAAGTTGGAACCGATTCGATTGCAACTAATGGAATTGTATCTGGTGGAAGTATGATTTATGCTACTCAAAACGTTGCCTTTGAGTGCCTTACTCCACAAATTACCCAAATGAGACTCCCAGATACAGAGTGTTTACATAGATTTAATTGTGTTTCTGGAACTTCAATTAATGATAATGGACAGACAATTCTTGAAAGTTCTTTCGTTAATGATGGATCATATGAAGATGTTATTGTCAATATCCCCAATATTATCAATAACCAGAAAATAATCTGCTCGCAGATTAATGAAGATACTCATCTGAATGGTTCTAAATCAATGATTTATGAAATCAATATGGTTTCAAATAACCCCAACATTTCTCCTGTTGTTGATTTAGATAGGACTAGTTTAATTACAACATCGAATAGAATTAATAACATTCCACTTGAGTTGTCAGATTCATTAAAAGCATCAGGTGATAAGAATAATGCAATCTATGTTTCCAAATTTATTGAATTGACAAATCCAGCAAATAGTTTGAAAGTAATGTTCTCAGCAAACTTACACCCTTATACGGATATTAAGGTTATGTATAAGGTAGTTCCTGTCGGTAGTGCTTTATCTTCTGATGAAATTGGATTTGAATACTTTAATACTACTGGTATTTCTGATTCTTCTATTCCTAAATCAGAAAGATTTGAATTGCATGATTTTGATTATACAGTAAACTCCTTGAACTTTACTGCATTTCAAATTAAAATTATTATGACAAGTCAAAACCAAGCATATGTTCCTGCTATTAAGGATTTCCGTGTTATTGCATTACTTGACCTATGATGGATAGATACATAAGAGTAGAAGGTTTTGATAACCTATATCGAGATTCTAGGAGTGGTGCCATTGTGAATGTTAATGAAGATCTATATTCGAATGCTGTAGAAGCAGCAAAGAAAAGAAAGGCACAGCAGCAAGCAATCACCTCTTTACAAAGTCACGTTTCTGAGTTAAAATCAGACATGTCTATAATTAAAGATTTACTATTAAAATTGGTAGGAGACAAATCATGACAGTTGATGCACCTGAAATTCTAGCACCTGAAGTTCTTTTAGAACAATTCAAGAGTCGTTATGAAGCACTAGTTACTGAAAATCAACAACTAGTTGCAAAGATTAAAGAAAATGAGCAGATTGCTCTAAAACTCCAGGGAGCAATGGAAACTATTCAGTATCTAAATCCACAACCTGAGGATGAAATTACTGAAGAGACAATTGAAGAATAAATAAATTGAGGGGGAAACCCCTCTTTTTTAATGGAGATTATAATGATTAAAATATATGATTATTTGTTTCCTGAAGAGTTAGTCCTTGAAGGTTGTCACTACTTTGATAAGTACACTAACTGGGATTATTTGGCAGATAGTCCACAATATGATAATGCAACTTTGGGTAAAACATTTGTTGATGAATTTGAACCTATAGCATATAAATTTATTGAATTTTTAGATCATAAAGATTTTAAGAAATGTTTATATAATTCTTTTGGTTATGGAGATTCACCTAGGACTCATATTGATTCACATTCCGATATTGGTTTAACTTACTTAATTTACTTAAACACATACTGGGATGTAAATATGGGAGGTGAAACTGTTTTTGTATCAGATGATGGTGAAATCATACAATCTATACTTCCTAGACCAGGAAGATTAATAAAGTTTCAATCAAATATTTTACACCTAGGAAGACCTCCAGTGAGGCAGGCATATACTAATAGATATAGTATTGTTTTCCAAACACATCCAGTAGAATATACAACACTAGGTGATTTAATTCCAGGTATAAATAAATCAGGAAAGAATTAACTAGTAAAAAGGTTGATATCAAATGGCAAATAGGATCCAGTTAAGAAGAGACGGAGCTCAGCAGTGGGCAAACGTGAACCCAACTCTAGCGCAGGGTGAACTTGGTATTGAAATTGATACTGGTCGTATTAAAATCGGTGATGGTGTAACCACCTGGAACCAATTAAGGTATGAAAGACCTATTGAAGCAGAAACTAACACGGCAAATACTCTGGTAAAAAGAGATGCTGATGGTGGGTTTGCTGCTGGTGCAATTACTGGAACTTTAATTGGTAATGCATCTACTGCAACTAGACTTGCAAATGCCCGACAAATTACACTTGCTGGTGACTTAGTTGGTGCTGGTACGTTTGATGGTTCATCAAACTTAAACCTAATTGCACAGTTATCATTCATTACTGCTCTTCCCCATTACGATCCTCTCAATCAAAACGCAACGGGAACTTATACTAAGGTAACTGTCGATTCCCAGGGTCGTATTAGAGCAGCACAAAACCCAACCACATTGGCAGGGTATGGTATTACCGATGCCATGTATTATGATGTTGACCTTAATTCATTTGCTAGTATCTCAACTGTAGGTATCATTACCAGAGCATCAGAAGGTAATATCGTATCTAGATCTATTGCAGTTTCAGATACAGGAAGACTGACAATTGTAAATGGTAATGCTGTTACAGGTAACCCAACATTAGATCTTGCCGAAACTGGTGTTGCTGCTGCTGGTCCTACTTACTTTGGTTCTGGAGCAACTCAAAAATTATTCAACGTACCAACAATCGCAGGTGCTACACAAACAATTAATGCTACACGAATTGGTGTAGATATTTGGGGAAGAATTTACAGTATCACTGATTTTCCAATTGCAACTGCAGTAGAAGGAACAACTGCATCTGCATGGGGAACAGGTACTACATATTCCCGATATGATAAAGTTACTAATGGTGGTAGATTATATCAAGCATTAAACGCAGGTACTTCAGGTGTCACTGCCCCCTCACACACGTCTGGAGATGCTTCAGACGGAACTGTGTCGTGGAGACACTTAGCAACGGTTACAACCCGTCAGAAGGGTCTTGCATCGTTCGATCAGGAAGACTTTGATGTAGATGCCAACGGACATGTTCAGATTTCTCTCGCTGGTGTAGATAATACTCAACTTCAAAACAATCAGATTCGTTTTGCTGATGGTAATTCATATACTGCTTACGAACTTGATAACGAACTTACTAGTTCTACTGGATATCGTGGTATTACAACGATTAATGATCTCTCAGTTAATACTACTGGTGGTAGTCCTCTTCTAGAGTGTCTGGCTGCTAATGATAACGTAGATATTAATACTACCACATCGACTATCTTCTCTGATATTACTTTAGATAAGACCAGCAATACTATCCAAACTATCAATCGTGCTGGTTCTCTTACTATTCTTATGGATGCAAATACAGCATCTAATAGATTCCTTCGTTTGACTGCAAATAACGCAGGCACAGGTTCAGCAAAAATTGAAGTGACTTCAGATGAACAGATCTCATTAATCTCAACTAATGAAGATATTCGTATTGAAGATATTTACATTTCTGATAATATCATTAGTTCAACTAATTCCACCATTGTTATTGATCCAGCTGGAATTGGTGATAACACTGGCACTCTACAAATCAAGGGTAACTTACAGGTTGATGGAACAACTACGACTGTAAACTCAACGACAATCACTATTGATGATGTCATTTTGACTCTTGGTGGTGATCAGACTCCAACTACGGATGATAACAAAGACCGTGGTATTGAGTTTAAGTACTATGATACTCAAGCACGTTTAGGTTTCTATGGTTGGGATGATTCATATACAACCTTAGCAGGAACTACTGGTGGTTATCGTTTCCTCTACAATGCAACAAATACTTCTGAAGTCTTTACTGGTACTGATGCTGGTATTATTGCTGGCAACCTTGCCCTCAGTAGTAACACTGGTTCAACTAGTACAACCACAGGCACTCTGGTAGTAACTGGTGGTACTGGAATTTCACAGAATTTAAATGTTGGTGGAAATGCAAATATTACTGGTAATTTGAATATCAACAGTGTATTTACTGTTGATGCATCTACAGGTGACACTATTGGTTATAGGGATTTAAATATTCGTAGAAATGCAGATATTGATGGTACTTTAAACGTAGATGGGGATACAACTCTACAGAGCAATTTAACAATTATTGGTTCAGACACAGCATCAACTGAATTCTTTAGGATAAAGAATTCATCATCTGTTGATAAATTTGTAGTTGACTCTTCATCTGGTAATACTACAATTGCAGGATCTTTAGGTGTTACTGGTGCAACCACTCTTACTGGAAATGTAACTACTCAAAGTGGATCATACGTTCATATTCAAAATATAGATAATCCAACAGTAACCACAGATGGCAGCAATAATTATATAATTAGTGGTGGTGATTATGGGGCAATTAGAGTTGATGGTGGTGGTTTCTTTTCGAAAGATGTTCTATTTGCAAGTGGTATTTATGTAAACGGAACAATCAACGTAAAAGACGCTGGTAGCGGTGGTACTGCATCTACGGTAAACCAACTTGCTGTTAGATACAGAAGCACTTTTGGTACAGTTATACCATATACTCCCACATATGCTACACATACAAACTCAAATGCTAGAATTACTGGTGGTGCTGGTATTGCAACTACTCTTCATGTTGGAGGTACAGGAGTAAATGAAGGTCTTTTTGTTGGTAAGAAAAATAGTGGTGATACTGCTAAGTTTAGTGTACTTGGTGCAACGGGTAATACCTCAATTTCAGGTATACTCGGTGTCAGTGGAGCAGTAACACTCTCATCTACCTTAGGAGTTACTGGTGTCACCACAATTTCCAATACAACTGATTCATCCGCTACAAACATTGGTGCTTTGGTTGTATCTGGTGGTGCTGGTATTGCATCACAATTGAGAGTTGGTGGTGCTACAACTCTCGGTTCTACCTTATATGTTACATCTGCAGCTACCCTTAATAACAACCTCACCGTAAATAGAAACTCAACATTAGGTGATGAATCCACAGATACATTAACTGTCAATGCAACTTCCACTTTCAATGCTCCTGTTACTATCTCTGGTTCTAACAACTTCTCAGTTGGTGGAGACATTACTGTAACTGGAAACTTAACAGTAAATGGAACAACAACCACGGTAAATTCTGTCACGATGACAATCGATGACAAAAACATTGAATTGGGTAGTGTTGTTTCACCAACAAACGTTACAGCCGATGGTGGTGGTTTAACACTTAGGGGATCTACAAATAAGACATTTAACTGGATTAACTCCACATCAGCATGGACTTCATCTGAGCATTTAAATCTAGCATCAGGTAAAGAGTATAGAATTAATAATACTGCAGTTGTTGATTCTTCTAGGAATTTGGTTAACATTTCCAATGTTACCCAAAGTGGTAATTTAACTATCAATACAAATAAATTTATAGTTACGGCAGCATCTGGAAACACTTCAATTGCAGGTACATTGGGTGTATCTGGTGCTACAACTCTATCAACCACATTGGCAGTTACTGGTGTTACTACACTATCATCTACATTGAATGTTACGGGTGACGTTGCAGTTAATAGCAATAAATTTAACATCACTGCATCTAATGGTAATACAGCAATTGCTGGCACACTAGGGGTTACTAGTGCAACATCACTTAACTCAACTTTGGGTGTTACTGGTGTTGCCTCAATAACAAACACATCCCAAGCAACTACTACTGGAACATATAGTGGTGATGGTGCATTTAGAGTTACTGGTGGTGCTTCAGTTGGTGGTAACTTTGTGGTTCAGGGTAATCTTAAAGTTTATGGGGAACAAATTATTGATGGTGATGTAAGTCTATCTGGTACTCAATCTTATAGTGGTGTTATTAAATCATCTAACACGACAGATGCAACATCAGCAACATCAAATCTAGCTGCAATTAATACTGATGGTGGTCTTGCTGTTGGTAAGCAAGCATGGATTGGCACAAGTGCAAATATTGGAACAACACTAACAGTTGGTAGTGCTACAACACTAAACTCATCTCTCGGTGTTACTGGAACAACAACCTTGACGGGTGCTTTGATTGCAAACGCAAATATAACTTTAGGTAGTGATTCTGCAGATACATTAACTGTCAATGCAACTTCAGTATTCAATTCACCAATATCAACATCAAATACATTCGCAACTTCATCAACACTTACTATGACTGGTGGTACTCTTACCATCAGAAACTCAAGTGCAACTAATATCTTTGTATTCAATCCTACAACTGCATATGCTTCTATTACTGGATCACTAGGTGTAAGTGGTAATGCAACAGTTGGTGGTACATTTGGTGTAACTTCAGCAACAACCTTATCATCGTCTCTAGGTGTTACTGGTACAACTACTTTAAGTTCAACACTAGATGTTACTAGCTTGGCAACATTTAATGGTGGTGTCACTGTTTCGGGTTCATCAACTGCAGCAACAGAATTCTTCAGAATTACAAATGGTGCTGGTGCTCCAGTTACAACATTCTTAGTTGATTCATCCAGTGGTAATACTACAATTTCTGGTACACTTGGAGTAACAAATACACTCAGTGTTAATACTAACAAATTTATTGTTACTGCATCTACTGGTGATACTACAATTGCTGGCACATTAGGTGTTACTGGAATATCAACATTCACTGGATTAATTAATGCAAATGGAGGAATTAATGGTGCATTAACAGGAAATGCCTCCACAGCAACTACACTACAGAATGCAAGAACAATTGCAATTTCTGGTGATGGAACAGGAACTGCAACATCATTCAATGGTTCAACCAATATCTCAATTCCATTCACCCTCGCAAACTCGGGTGTAAGTGCAGGTACATACACTAAACTCACTGTTGATGTAAAAGGCAGAGTAACATCTGGTGCTGCAGCAACAACAACAGATATTTCAGAAGGTACAAATCAATATTATACTCAAGGTCGTTTTGATACTGCATTTGGTGCGAAGTCAACCACAGATCTCGCAGAAGGCACTAAATTATTCTATACACAAGGACGTTTTGATACTGCATTTGGTGCAAAGTCAACTACAGATCTCACTGAAGGCACTAAATTATTCTTCACTGACGAAAGAGCACAAGATGCTACAGCGGCAGCATTGGTGACGAATGCCACCCACAGTGGTGTTACTGTTGAGTATAATGATTTAACAAATTCGATTAACATTAACCGTAATACTTTAACCTATTCAAATGTTGCAGCAAATGGAACAGGTGTAAAGGACGCATACCTCGCAAATGCAGGTAGATCTGTAGACAATATTCTTGTTATTATTAATGGTCTAATTATGACACCATCATCAGAATATAATTACTACGATCAAGTTGTTCTTACTGGTGTTACTGGTCATAGAGGTGAAAATACCGTCATTGTCTCATCGAATGCTGGTTTAGTTATTGGTCAACCCGTATCTGGTACTGGAATTGCTTCTGGTGCAACAATTACTAACATAACAGGAACAACCCTAACACTTTCTGCAAGTAATTTAACATTCCTAAGAAGGGCAGAAATTAGTACAACTGGAACACCAGTGGGTGCTGCTGTTGCAGGTGCAGCAGACCAATCATACTCTGGTGTCATATCCACTTCCAGCGGATCTGGGACTGATGCAACATTCAATGTGACTAGAGGTTCTTTGGGACAAATTACGGGTGTTACTGTAAATAATGGTGGAACTAATTATACTAATGGTGAAATTATTACAATTAGTGGTTTAGATGTTGGTGGTTCATCATCTGCAGAAAATATCACATTTACAGTTTCAACCACAAATACCACTACAACTACTGCTACATTCTCACCTGTTGTTAAGTTAACAACTGCACCAACTGCAGGTGCAAATAACGTCTCCATCCGTTACCTACCACTCTAAAGACATGGCAAAACCAACTTCAAAATCAACACTTAAGGAATACTGCCTTCGCAAATTAGGGAAGCCAGTATTAGAGGTCAATGTTTCTGATGATCAGATTGATGATGCAATTGATTATACTCTTCAAAAATTTAATGAGTTTCACTTTGATGGTGTTGAGAGGGTTTATCTGAAACATCAATTTACACAAGCAGAGATTGATGCAGCAAAAACAAATACAACTGTGGGTACTGTTGGTGGATTTACGTATTCGGAGATGCAAAATTATTTGATTGTTCCAGATTGGGTGATTTCGGTTGATAATATTTTTGGATTTACTGATAAGGGAACAGCAAATATGTTTGATATTCGTTATCAAATTCGTTTGAATGACTTATATGATTTCACTTCTACTCAGTTTTATCATTACTATATGATTCAACAGCACCTTAGTATGATTGATTTCATGTTGGAGCACTTCAAACCAATTCGATATAATAGAGCAGGTAACCGTCTTTATATTGATATGGATTGGGGAGCTGATGTCCATGATGGTGATTATATGGTATTTGAATGTCTTCGTGCAACTGATCCAGTAACATATACAAAAATTTATAATGAACTTTGGGTCAAAGATTACGCAACTTCAATGATTAAAAAGTATTGGGGCACAAATCTAACAAAATACCAAAATGTTCAGTTACCAGGTGGTATTACCATGAATGGAGATATGATTTATAATAATGCTATTGATGAACTTCATAAGTTAGATGAAGATTTAAGATCAACATACGAACTTCCACCACTAGATATGATCGGGTAACATGGCAACTAATCCTTATTTCACATATGCAGTTCAAGGTGAGCAAGACTTACACGAGAGTCTCGTCATAGAGCAGATTAAGATGTTTGGAAAGGATGTATATTACATCCCACGAACATTAGTCAAGGAAGATCAATTATTTGGTGAGGATACTCTTTCTCAATTTAATGGTGCTTTTGCGATTGAAGCATACATTGCAAATACTAGTGGTTTTGGTGGTGATGGTGAGTTGTATAGTAAATTTGGTTTAAGAATCACAGATCAAATGGAATTTGTTATTTCTAGAAAAAGATTTACAGAAGCAGTTGACGACAATACTGCACTAATTATTGAAGGTAGACCAAATGAAGGTGATTTAATTTGGTTCCCATTAGCAAAGAAACTTTTCCAGATTAATTTTGTTGAGTATGAATCACCTTTTTATGAATTTGGAAAGAATTTTGTTTGGAATTTAAAGACTGAAATCTTCGAATATAGTGATGAGAAACTTGATACTGGAGTTCCTGAAATTGATGCTGTAGAAACTACTTTATCAAATGCTATTACAGTAACTCTTGCTGCTGGTGGAGCTCAAAATTTCACACCTGATGAAATAGTTGCAGGTGGTACATCTACAATCACAGCACAAGTAAAATCTTGGGATCCAACATTAAGAAAACTTATTATTTACAATAGAACGGGTAAATTCACCCCAGGAGAAACTATAACTGGACAAACTTCTCTTGCATCTTGGGTTGTAGCATATACAAATACAATAGATAATGTAAATAGTGAATATGATGATAATAAATACTATGAAGATCAAGGGGATACCCTTTTAGATTTCACTGAACATAATCCATTTGGTGAAGTTGGTAATTTTGGGAGCAACATCTAATGTTAGGAACTTATGCATATAACGAAGTCTTTCGTAAAAGTGTTGTCGCTTTTGGCACTCTTTTTAATAATATTGAAATTAGACGGAAGAATGGTTCTGTGATCGAGGCAATGAAAGTTCCTTTGTCATATGGTAATCAACAAAAATGGTTGGCACGTATTCGACAGATTGGTAATCTAACCGATACCAAAAAGAGTACTGCTATTACATTGCCAAGAATGGCATTCGAAATGACAACTATAAATTATGATGCTTCCCGTAAAGTTTCACCTACACAAACAATTCGTGGTGCTGATGGTAAAACTGTCTATATGCCTGTACCATATAATCTTGGTTTTCAATTATCAATTTTAACTAAAAACCAAGATGATGGATTGCAGATTGTAGAGCAGATCTTACCATACTTCCAACCCTTTTATAATATTACTGTAAACATTATTCCAGATTTAAATGAAAAGAAAGACTTTCCTGTAGTTCTGAATGATGTTTCATATAAGGATGAATATGAAGGTGACTATGAAGAAAGAAGGACATTAATTTATACTTTACAATTCACAGTAAAGACATATATTTATGGTCCAGTTAATGATACCAGTGGTAAAGAAATTCGCAAAGTTATCACAGATACATATACGACTGTTGATACTTCGGCAGCACGTGAGTTGAGATATACTGCCGAACCCGATCCTACTAATGCAGATTGGGACGATGATTTTGGATTTAATGAAACATTCTCGGAGTTTACAGATGGACGACAGTGGAACCCAGTCACAGGACAAGACGAACCAGTTTGATGGTTTAGATGCAGTATTTGAAGTTTCCAGTGAAATTGTGAAGGAGGCTCCAACTGCGGAGATCGTAGAACCACCAAAACTAGGAAATGATATTAAAGATGACTATGAATATAGTCGTTCTCAACTATATACGTTGATATCAAAAGGTCAAGAGGCAGTTCAAGGTGCTTTGGATTTAGCACAACAATCAGATCACCCCAGGGCATATGAAGTTGCTGGTCAATTAATTAAATCAGTTGGAGATGTAACTGACAAATTAATTGACCTTCAGAAGAAAGTAAGTGAAATTGAAAATCCAAAGAAAGGAAATCAACCACAAAATGTAACTAATGCATTGTTTGTTGGGTCCACATCTGAGTTAGCGAAATTATTAAAGCAACAAAGACAGTCTCTAGATAAATAAAACATAGGAAAGAATTATTTCGGAGTAAAGCATGTCCGTTTTAAACGTATTAAATACAAACAGTATTGCTGCGACTCAATCTGAATATCAAGTTGTTAAAACTGGTATTTACAGAGTGAGCGCAACTACAGCATCTACAGTTCAATTCAATGGTGGTCCTGTAATTCAATTACTGGCAGGAGAATCTGTTCTTCTAAAGGGTGTTAATCCTGGACGAGCATCTATTACTGCAGCAACTGATTCTGCTACTGCAGTCTATACCTTAGGTGATCGTGGTGTTGGATTAACGGGAGATACACACCCATTTATTGTTGGTGATTACATTTCAGTTACCGATACTGCTTCAGTAATTGATGCTGCATTTGAGTCTGTTGATACTGCTGGAAAAACTATCACTGCTGCAACTGGTAATACAATCACTACTGATATCGATTCGTCTGCTGCAACTGCTAATTATACTTACACTAGTGGTGCTCAGGCATATGTACACAGATGTGTAAAAATTACTGCTGGTGCAAATGCTATTGTTGTAGAAGAAGTTCAAATTGTTGGAGGATGATATGAAGTCCTACAAAGAGTTCTTATCCGAGTCGGTAAACATTGCTGGAGATTTCAACGGAACTCTCCATGTACATTCTGATGGAAAGAATGCAGAACCAGTGGGGGAAACTTATAGTGCGGACATCATCTACAATGGTCAACTATTCCGTATAGAAGTTTTATCTGAAACTGGTCTACCAACACATGATGAATTAACTTGGATGCTCCAAGAAGAGTATCCTGGTGCGATGGTTCAATACATCTATCCACCACAGAAACCAAAAGTTAATATTACCAATTCAAATAGACTCAATATTGATTCTAGCGCACATAAGTATGGAGCATTTTAAATTATGGCTCAGTGGAATAAGAATACCCAAGACTTTCTAAATCAAGAGAGAAGTCTCTTTGAGGTTCCTTTATTAGCAACCAAAGATGGAAACGTTGTAGATAATTACAATCGTCTGCCAGTTTCCATAAATCCTGATGCTTTCGGTCGTACAAGAATATCTGAACCCTTCACTCTATTTGATAGTTCCCACAGATACAGAGATAATAATCTGTGGGAAACTGGTATTACTGGCACGGCTTCTGCTACCTTTAGTGCTACTGAAGGTCTGGTCAATCTAACTGTTGATAATGCTTCTGGAGCACAGGTTATTCGGGAGACAACAAAAGTATTTTCATACCAACCAGGCAAATCTTTGCTTGTAATGAATACCTTTGTTCCTGCCACACCACAAGAAAACTTGAGACAGAGAGTTGGATATTTTGGTGCTGATAATGGAATGTATTTTGAGATCAACGGCACAACTCCTTATTTTGTAGAAAGGAGTTTATCTACTGGCACTCAAACTGAAGTAGCACAAGCAAATTGGAATATTGATAAGTTAGATGGCACTGGTGTTTCTGGTATTACATTAGATATCACCAAAGCACAAATTCTTTGGATGGATATTGAGTGGTTGGGTCTTGGCACAGTCAGAATGGGATTTGTGATTGATGGGCAACTTATTCACGCACATTCATTTCATCACGCAAACTTAATCACATCAACTTATATTACAACAGCCTCATTACCTTTGAGGTATGAGATTACTAATACTGATGCTACAAGTGGTAGTAGCACGATGAAGCAAGTTTGCTCTACCGTAATTTCTGAAGGTGGTTATGAACTTAATGGATTACAACAGGCAGTACATACACCAATTACAGCACCAGTAGATCTGCCCACTCCTGCTGGCACTTTCTATCCAGTTCTTTCTATTCGTCTCAAATCTTCTCCAAATAGATTAGATGCGATTGTAATTTTGACAGCACTATCCGTAATGGGTATTGGTAATGGACCAGAATATAACTGGCAGGTAAGAGCATCGGCAACGACTACTGGGGGCACTTGGACGAGTGCTGGTGTTGATAGTGCTGTGGAATATAAGATTGGTGGAGGAACTGTTAGTGGTGGAAGAATTCTAGCATCTGGTTTCTTCTCATCATCACAGCAATCTTCCGCATCAGTAGATATTCTCAAAGAAGCACTCTTTAAGTTCCAGTTAGAACGAAATGGACTGACTGGAACTCCGTATGAATTGACACTTGTATGTGCTACTAATTCTACTGGTGCTGATGTCTTTGGTTCATTAGACTGGGAAGAAATTAGTAGGTAATTATCAATTCATATCTGGATAGAACAGAGATAAATAGTACATAGAAAGATAAAATCCATGAAGAAGAGAGTACCTACCGAACAAGAGATTGCAAAGAATCATGGTGTTGATGTTGATTATGTCATTCGTCAGGCTGAGGTTGGTTCTACTGTAGAAAGAGAACATGTGACGGACCACAAAGCAGCATACGGTATTGCTCTTCAGCATATTGCAGAATTCCCTGATTACTACAAGCACTTACTATCCATGGAAAAGTCTCTCAAGAAAGAATGGGAAAAGAAGAAACCCATCAAAGAAAATCATATTGCAATAAATAATGGCACTGAACTTGATGATGAAGGTGCGATGGCACTGGGTCAACTTGATGAGATTGAACTCTACATTAGAATGCTTCGTGGAACTATCAAGTCTCCAGACTATCAACTTCCTGGATGGGTACAAGCAAAACTAGCACTTGCAACTCATAACTTAAATGCTGCTGCAATGTACCTCAGAAGTAATCATGAAGAGGAAGTTGAACTAAGATCCTTTGGAGAATACATCAAAGAAGTTGCTGCATGGCAACGTAAAGAGGGTAAGAACAAAGAAGGTGGACTTAACGAAAAAGGACGCAAATCTTACGAAAATGAAAATCCTGGATCTGACCTTAAAGCACCTAGCAAAAAGGTTGGAAATCCCCGCAGGAAGAGCTTCTGTGCCAGAATGAAAGGCATGAAAGATAAACAAACATCTAAGAAGACTGCAAGTGATCCAAATTCTCGCATAAATAAGTCGTTACGTGCGTGGAACTGCTGATGTCTAAGTCACCCAACAAAGGTAAGAAAGGAACTCCTGGTGGAAAACAAAACCAGGGAAACGCAACTGCTAAGAAAGCAAAAAACGGTGGTAAAAAGAAATGATGAGGATTTATGGCAAGAGAGTGGAACACTCCGATTCGTGAACCTTGGAATCCCGTAATTAAGAAGTGTCTTCATGCAATAGACACCCATATGAGAATGTACATACAGACGGGTGATGATTGGCATTTGTCTAAAGCAGATACATTAAGAAATTATGTTAAAGATTTAAAAGTTTGGATACTAGCACACGAGGAAATGAAAGATGAACACAACATTACCGAAGGAAGTAATCCTAAAAGCAGTCAAGAACTGCGTTGATGTTTATGCTGATAAGAATGATTTTATTGTAGATAAGAGTATTCCTGGATATTGTATCCTGGCTATCGAAGGAACAAACGAGACAAGTGATTGGGTAACTAACCTAAAGTTTCTATTCCGTAGTGAGGATACTCATAGAGGATTCAAAAGTAATGCAACCAGAACTATTACTGAAATGGTTCTTTCTTATGAATCATTAGAGAAAGATAGAATATTGGTTCTTGCAGG